CTTGTACATAAAGTAAATTTTTCTCTTTTTGGAAAGTTATCTATCACCGGGAAAAAATAACACATAAAATCATACTGTTTTTGAAATATTATTAAATCCTCTGTATCTGCCAAAACATCACTCCTTAAATTAAAATCTAACCAAAAACCATTTTCAGATTATCAGTTTGACTGATGAACACAGGCGCCACGCACGCCAATGAAAGTGTACACGTACCACGGGAAATGGGTCGAGTGGACCGACCGAGCACCGCAGTTGCTACCATGGCGGAAGTTGCCACCGGCGAGGACCCCAATAATAGAAGGATTTCCTTGCATATAGGCTTCTCCGTGTTGATGCGAAGAGTCTTTCCCCGCGTTTAAAACATCAAACCAATTAAATGATGTAGTTCCAGTATATCTATAAGTATACTCATCTAGCCTTTCCCAAAGGTTACCAGCACAATCGACTAGGTTATAACAAGAAACTGCTTGTTCTACAGTTCCAGTTGCGGTTCTGCCTGAGTTGCTTGAGCTAGACCATGCAGCATTATTGTCATTTTCATGACCTTCCGGGCTACCGTAAGCAGCCATCAACCATTCTTGCCTGGTCAATTTGCTTTTTCCAACATTAGCAAGACCTCTAATAAAATCATAATCGTTATAACCTTCAGTTCCTGACACTGGAGTTGCATTGTATTCACTGACAAGTTCAGTTTCTGGCCAAGTCCCACTCCCTTCACTGGCAAGGTATATGTCAGCCCAGAAGTTAGATACTTTGACCATTCCGGTTGGATCGCAAGCCGGTCGATAATTAAGAGACCATACTGAATTAGGTAGTATATTAACCGCAATTGAAGCAGTATCATCATATCTTTGAGCAGTGGTTCTAATACGCCCGTAGTGAAAACCTCCAATTTTTCTTGAATTGTTTTCAGTATAACCATCCGGGTAAGTAGAATTAATTGAAATAACAAAATCTGGCTCAGCACTATCAGCTGGCTGCAGCGCATACACATAATAGTTTTCACCAAGAGAAAAGCTTACGAAACTGCCGTCGCTATCTGCAGCCGTCAAAATAGTATCAGTCTCTTTTTTGAGATTTTGACGATCTATTCTCAATGCCAAAGGTGGCACTGTAATTTCATCAGCAGCGCTTTTCTCAATGTGTCCTTTGAAGTTGTAAAATGAAGGTGAATCAGCTCCTACAAAAGTTAGCATTGATCAATCACCTCCTGGACTTCATTAACCGTAAACCCTAAACGAAATATCTTACCGTTAGGATTATCAACTAATTTAAACTGCACTATCTTTTCTGTTCCCTCTTCTTCCTGAGTCATTACCTTATATTCAGGCTCAGGGCCAGTTCTATCAGATTCTGCAGCAAGCTCTTTATCGAACTCATATTTTTTGGCTGTATTAAGCAGCCCCTGGTATGCTCTTTCAACTTTTTCTGTATAACCAAAATCGCTTACTACATTTTCATAATCTTGTCTTGAATTAAGTACTTTAGGAAATCCTCTCATATTATCTAACCTCCATTGCTAATGATCCATCTATCATTTTCAGTTCATATATATCGCCTGTTGTTTCGTCTATCAAGTTGTTTTCTGGATTCGAGCCTTCCGGGCCAGCCTTCACAAGCCCATATTCTACCTTTTGGATTGTTGCGTCTATCACTGTATCAAACAGCACTATAGTTGTTTCATCATTAACGCCATCATAACTCGCTGATTCTACAGCGGAATAAACTGAACTAGCATCTAAAGTCGCTTTGATTTTTCTATTAGTGACAAATACATCCGTATAATCGCCAGGCACTGTAAAAGTATCAGCGCTTACATAAGTTGCAGTTAATGCGCTGTCAATCCATTCAGTCATATTTTCAGCAAGGTCAGATTTGATAGTTCCGTCTTCATTAAGAGCAACTTCTAGCCGCTCCCAGAGAGTGTTTTTTGTTCCTCTCGAAACTCTTAAATCCTTAATATAAGGATTATATTCATTCTGCAGCACCCACTCAGACCCATTCCAAAACTTCATTTTTGCATTTGCCCAACCTTCCGAAATGTCTAACCAGGGCATTCCCTGATAAGTGTCGGTTGGAGCAGTCTCTCCTGCAAATTGAGTTACAATAGCTAAAAAGTTGCCATATAAAACTTGTTTAAGACCGGGCCCATTAGCATCAAGCCCATCTTTATTTGTCGTTCTTATATCAAAATCTTGAGACATGTCACCACTCCTTTAATATCCTTCGATTATAATCTTTTCTGCAGTTCCTCCAACATCATTATTGTTAATGTCAAATATCTGCACATCTACACTATCATTTGTTTTATTCGTGAAATTAGCATATTTCATTGTTGATCCATCTTGTAGCAAGTAGTAATTATATGATCTTGGCACTTCATAATACTCTACTCCGTAATCACTGTAATTAATTGTTGTTCCGCCTACTGGTACTGACAGATTATCAATTTCTAACTCTAAATCAGGCACATCAAAAAATTGTTTAATTTCATTAAGCTCAAATTCAGCAGTTTCAGTTTCCAGCTGAAAATTAAATTTAAACTGGCAGTATCTAAATTTGTATTCTCCAGTCATGTATTCTTGCCAGTCCGACCATTCAACATTATCGTCAGAAAATCTAACATATATTTCAGTCTCATAGATAGCAGGTGGATTGTCTAAACTGTTATTAGGAAAATCATCCAATCCACGATTGGGGAAACTCAACAAGCTTAATCCTAAGTCTTGGAAAAACCAATCTTTTTTGAGCCTTATATCTGTTCGGCCAACTCTGACTGTATCAATAATTTCTGTCATATATTCAGCGCTAAAATCATAATCAGGCAAGCCATCTGCAAAAGCAGGAATATCAGGCCAATCGTCAAGATTATATCCGGCTAAGTCTTCTAAATTATACATGTGGAAGAATGCTATTTTCCCGTTAATATTATCTATATTATCTAATGTTGCATTATCTATATAGTCAAGTTCATTTCTTTCAATAATTATGTTAAGCTCCTGACCGGTCCCGGAAACTTCAAAAATTGCAGAAGTGAAGCTACTTGAATACTGTCTTACTCTATCAATCGTCTTAATCATATACATATGAGTTCCGTCAATTTCATTTTCAGAAGTCCATCTATCTCCAGTAAGTTTCGTTCCGAGAACTTCTCCGTTATCCCAGTCTGTTCCTTTTCTAATTTCATAACCTAAGACATCTGGCTCATCTACTTCCTGCCACTTGAAAATTAGATTTGCTCCTTTTTGGGCTACTTGCAAAGTCTCAGGTGCTGCAGGCTTGTTATCTTTTCCAGATATGATAATATTTCTTGAAATAATACCGTCACTGGTTATGTTTCTATATTTTGATACAGTTCTAACTCTAACTTGATAAGACGCATTGGCTTTAAGATTTTCAATTTCGAAACTGTCGCCCTCGGTTTCTCCTCTAATTCTATAAGGTCCGCCGTTTTCAGATATATCAATTATTGCTTTGGTAAACCTTTCATCATCTGGAGTGCTGAACTCGACAATTAAATTTGACATTAGATTTCCATCTACAGTTGTGTATCCATATTCTGATACTTTTAGATCGGATACTTCTCTAGGAGCTTCCAGAGGGTTTTCCAATTCTGAACCGTAGTTTTCTTGCTGCACTATACCATTGTCAGTATATATTGCTTCGTTATATTCAACAGCAGTAATAGCAAGCTCTTCATTTTCGCTTTCGCTAATTTCCATAATTCTAAACGGTTTGTCAGTCCAACCTGGTCTTGGATGAGTTATTAAAACCTTATCCCCAACTTCTGCCTCAACTGAATTTATACCGGCCTTAAAGTTAATAACATCTACACAGTACTTTGATTTCTTTTGATAATACCGTGCCTCTCTACCGGCCTGACTAAATCGATTTACACCATTTAAAGTTATTGTTTTAATCGTTTCTCCGGGAACACTCTTATCTAAAAATCTAGCTCCAATTGTTTCAAAGTTTTCGTTAGGATCTGTATATTCTACAATTACTGATTCATATCTATCTTTTCTTGATGTTCTTGATCTAACAAAACTTTCTGCAATAATATGTTCTTCAAATGTAAAACTTTGAGCTGCTATCTCTGGTTTATCAATTTTTAGTTTTAGCTGACCATTTGAATATATTAAAAAAGCTCTAAAAGTAGAAAGCATTTCATTTAATATGTCAAGCGCTGAACTTTTTGCGTCAATCATAAAATCTAGTTCAAATCTTCTTTCTCCATCTACTATTTCATCTGCATATTCAGCTGCTTCCTTAAATGAATCAAAATTAATAAACTGGTCTTTAACTCCAAAACCAAATCTTTTATTTGTTAAAAAATCTAAAACACACCACACTGGGTTATTGCTGTATTTAGTGACCCATCTACTTCCGGTCCACACTCTAACGTGACGCCCTTTGATTATCGCGGTCATTGTCGGAGTACCTGATGTCTTTAATTTTTCTGCATCTAAGGTTAGTGAATAATAAGCAAGATATGGGAAGGTTTGTCCGTGTTCATTTTTACTCCAGGCTGTTTGGCTTCGGTAGCCCAACTTAACCTCTGCCGAAACATCTTTATCATCTGCTTTAATTTCTGAAATGCTTTCAATTGGTCCTTCGGAAATACCAACCTGAAGATCCATGTATCTATCATTTTCTCCATGAATTTTTTGGTTGATTATATTCCCCGCTGCAAGATTGCGGCCATAAGCTACAGGTATTGGGATTTGATGTGATTTAGTATTAGATATTGGGCCAAAGCTATAAGTTGGTGAATTCTTTGACTGATTCATACTTTCTTGGAATTCTTTGGCCTCTTTATAATTATCGTAAGAGTTACCAACTGAAAAGCCGATCATTGCTCCGGCCGCTACTGTAACTCCTGCTGCAGTACTAGCCGCTGCAGCTCCTGCTGCTATCCCTACTAAAGCTCCTACTCCCATGCTTGCTCACCTCACTCTCCAGATTGAATGTAATCTTTTTTTCCACTTATCAAATTTACTGATTCTTGCTGTCGAATTATCAAATATGTGGATAAATTTATAATTATCGATTAGGACACCGGCATGTCTTGGAATTCCGCCAACTAAAAAAACAACCACATCTAAGGGTTGCTTATCTTTGATATCTACTTGATCACAATATAAACTTAATCCATTCGGAAGTCTGTTTTTGTCTTTTGTCATCCAGTCAGATTCTATAATCCTGCCATCAGTATCTGGCAAAATGACGCCGTTATCAGCTAAAAAATCAACAACTAAACCTAAGCAATCATAACCGCCTTTTCCTCTACCATTAAACTTATATTTTTTATTAAGATACTTTTCTGGGTTCATTAATCAACCAACCTCACATTCCTGATCTTCGGAATATCAAGAAAACCTCTGTAATATTTTTGATTGCCCCAGTACTTGCAGCCATGACCTCCATTCCAGGTGAAATCACACCCAGCTTCAAGATGGTAGTTATCTCCTGGTTGAGCTCTTTGAAATGGATATTCAACATCTACAAACCCACTGGCTGAGTAGACAATTTTTCTGCTTTCGTTTCCTATTTTAATAGTTCCGTGTTTCCAGCGGTCTGCAGGCTGATTCATTTTGCTATCATAAACTCTTTGATTTACTATGCTATCAACAGTTCCTTCTAGAGTTGGTACATTATAACCGCAGCCTTCCCCTCCAAAACCGCCAGGCCAAGAACAATTAATCCCATAAGTTCCGCCGGGAAGTTGCAATTCTAATTTATCTAAGTTAGATCTTAATTCAACTGTAAAATTATAATCATCAGTGCTAAAAGAGTCTATTTCGCCTTTTGTGAATAATTCTCTATAGTTTTCAGGTTTATCTAACCTATTTTTAAAAACTTGCCAGATTGTCATTTCTCTGCCTTCAAAGTTTACATTTGCAATTAAACCGGAGAATTCTTTCATAACATTATCAAAAGTGATTGTTACTGAGTCAGGGGAAGTGTTTTTATTTTTATTTATTTTCGACCGGCTTATTGATGCAGCATAATAAGTTTGCGGATTTCCATTTTCATCAAAAAACTCTATATTTTTAGGAAACATAGCAAAATACAATGTCTCTTCATCAAGAAAAATCTGATAAAGCTCTATAGGCCAGTTATAATCTTTATTTTTTTCTTCAATTATATCTGGCGGTAGTGTTTTAGGCATTTTATAACACCTCTATTAGTTCTAAAGTAAAGGAGTGAGCTTTATTTTTAAAAGCTTCAACATCAATAACATCTTGGTTAAAACGCATAGTAACTTCTTCTACTGAACCATCTGGATTTTCTAAATCAAATAAAAAAGATATCGCTTTTCCTTTATGCCTATTAAAAAAGTTAATT